GTTCGGTCCGCTCCGCATGGACCCCGTGCGCGTTCCCGCCGCCGATTGCATCCACCTGTTCAAGCCGCTCGCGGCTGGGCAACTGCGCGGCATCACCTGGCTCGCGCCAGTGCTGCTGCGTCTCCATGAGCTCGATCAGTTCGAGGATGCCGCCCTGGTCAAGGCCAAGGTCGCGGCCCTGTTCACCGGCTTCATCACCGACCCGGACGGCACCGTCGGCGGGCTGTCGGGCACGAGCAATGCCGGCGTGCTGCAGGTCGGCATGGAGCCGGGCAGCCTGATCCCGCTGCCGCCCGGCGCCGACATCCGCTTCTCCAACCCGACCGAGCACGATGCCTATGCACCCTTCGTGAAGAACCACCTGCGCGCTGTCGCCGCCGGGCTGGGGCTGCCCTACGAACTGGTGTCGGGCGACCTCGACGGCGTCACCTATTCCTCGATCCGCGCCGGGCTGATCGAGTTCCGCCGCCGCGTCGAGCAGCTGCAGCACAGCGTGGTGGTGCACCTGTTCTGCCGCCCGGTCTGGGAGCGCTTCGTCCGCCTAGCCGTGCTGTCGGGTGAACTGCCTGCGCGCGACTTCGACCGCGACCCCGCAGCCCATCTCGGCTGCGAATGGCTGCCGCCGAAGTTCGACTATGTCGATCCCAAGAAGGACGTCGAAGCCGAGATCCTCGCCATCGAAGCGGGGCTCAAGAGCCGCACGCAGGCGATCTCCGAGCGCGGCTACGACGCCGAACAGGTCGATGCCGAGATCGCCGCCGACCAGGAGCGCGCCACGGCACTCGGGCTCGATTTCTCCGACCGACACCCGGTGAGCCAGGAGACGGCCAATGTCTGACGTGCTGGAGCTTCTCACCCGACGCGCCGATCTGGCGCCCGCCACGGCCGACCGCGACGCCAGGACCGTCGAGGTGATCTGGTCGACCGGTGCGCCCGTGCGCCGCCGCGACATGGCGGGCGAATACATCGAGCGGCTGAGCCTCGATGCCACCGCCGTGGACCTCTCGCGCCTCGAGGGCGGCTCCGTGCTCGACGCGCACCGCCAGTCCGCCGTGCGGGACGTACTCGGCAGCGTGCGCAAGGCTGCGGTCGACGGCAGGCGCGGCACAGCCCTCATCCAGTTCTCACGCAGGCCGGAGGTGGAGCCGATCTGGCAGGACGTGCTAGCCGGCATCCTGCGCCATGTCTCGGTCGGCTACACGGTCGAGGAATGGGCCGAGAGCAAGGAGAACGGCGCGCGGGTGCTGACCGCCGTGCGTTGGACCCCACACGAGATTTCCCTGGTGCCGACACCCGCCGATCCCGGCGCCAAAATTCGCATGGAGAACGACATGACCGAAACCGACACCAAGGCAGCCGAAGCGCCGCCCGCGACGGAGACGCAGACCCGCGCCGCCGTCAACGCCGAGATCCGGTCCATCGCCCGCATCGCTGGACTCGACCAGAGCTGGGTGGATGGGCAGATCGACGCCGAGGCGGACGCTGACGCCGCGCGCCGTGCCGCTTTCGAGGCGCTGGCCCATCGTTCCTCGCCCGCGATCCGCACCGAGCAGGTGCGCGTCGAGATGGGCGAAAGCCAGGACGACCCGACCCTGCGTGCCCGGCAGATGGGCGAGGCCCTCTACGCCCGCATCAATCCTCGACATGAGCTCTCCGAGCCCGCACGGCGGTATGCCTATGCCACGCCGGTGGACATGGCGAAGGAACTGCTGACGCTGCGCGGCGAGAGCACCATGGGCCTGTCGCCGGCGAGCATCGTCACCCGCGCCCTGCACACCACGTCCGACTTCCCGATCATCCTCGGCGACACCGTCAGCCGCGTCCTGCGCGACGCCTATCAGGCGGCGCCGGCCGGCGTACGCCGCCTCGGCCGCCAGACCACGGCACGGGATTTCCGGGCGGTGAACAAGATCATGCTGGGCGAAGCGCCGCTGCTGGAGAAGCTGAACGAGCACGGCGAGATCAAGGCCGGCACCATGGCCGAGGCGCGGGAGGCCTACAAGGTCGAGACCTGGGCGCGGAAAATCGGCATCACGCGGCAGGTTCTGGTGAACGATGACCTCGGCGCCTTCTCCGATCTTGCCCGCCGGATGGGTCAGGGCGCGGCCGAGACGGAGGCCCGCATCCTCGTCGATCTGCTCGAAGCCAACACCGGCAACGGGCCGAAGCTCTCGGACAACAAGACGCTGTTCCATGCCGATCATGGCAACAAGGCGGGCTCTGGTGCGGCGATTTCCGACACGACGCTGTCGGCGGCGCGGCTCGCGCTGCGCACCCAGAAGGGCGTCGAGGATCGCACGATCCGGGTGACGCCGAAGAACCTGCTGGTGCCGCCGGCGCTGGAGACCGACGCCGAGAAGTGGCTCGCCACCGTGGCGCCCGCCAAGGCGGCCGATGTGAACCCGTTCTCGGGCAGCCTGTCACTGGTGGTGGAGCCGCGTCTTACAAGCGCCACGCGCTGGTACGTCACCGCCGATCCGGGCGAGATCGACGGACTCGAATACGCCTACCTGTCCGGCAACGAAGGCCCGCAGGTCGAGAGCCGCTCCGGCTGGGACGTCGATGGCGTCGAAATCCGCGTCATCCTCGATTTCGGCGCCGGCTTCGTCGACCACCGCGGCTGGTTCATGAATCCGGGCGCGTGATGACGGACCTCGCCCAGCTCACCGCCTGGCGCGACGCCCTGATGGCCGCCCGCTATCAGGGCGTGCGCACCGTCGAATACGACGGCAAGCGCGTGACCTACGCCACCGACGGCGAGATGGCGGCCGCCCTCGCCGACCTCGACCGCAAGATCGCGGCCAGCGGCGGCAGCCGCGTCTCTGTCGTCCGCATCGCATCATCGAAAGGAGTCTGAACCATGAAGACCTTCATCCAGAACGGCGACGTGATCACCGTGACCGCCCCGACGGGCGGCGTCGCCTCGGGCGATGGCGTGATCGTCGGTAGCCTGTTCGGCATCGCCGCCTTCACCGCCGCCGAGGGCGAGGCGGTCGAGATCGCCACGCGCGGCGTCTATGTCCTGCCCAAGGAGCCGACCGCCGTCATCGCCGCCGGCGATCAGGTCGCCTGGGACGCTACCGAGAAGCGGATCGACCTGCCGGGCACCGGTCTCTATCCGGTCGGCATCGCGACCGAGGCCGCCGGCAACGGCATCACCACGGTCCGCGTGCGGCTGGATGGGGGGGCGACGGCGGCGGCAGCCTAGGACTGAATGGAGTCGTGCAAAATTTCTGTTGCTTTTGCAAACGCACTATGATCTTCTGCCGTCTCAGGAATCAGGAGGCGACATGGCGCTGGCGGACGAGACAGAGGTGAGGCGGATCCTCTCGGCTTTCGAGCCGACGATCCTTGATATCGTCCACGGCGCCTGGAGTGACTGGATGGGGTCGCCTCATCGCTCGACGCTCAGATATCCGCGCACACGGGCCTGCTTGGTCCATGAGTTCATGGTGAAGCGGGCTATTGAGGCATTCGACGGGAGCTCTGACGTCCACGTTATCCATCAGGACGAGACGGCCAAGTTCCTCATAGGGCGAGAGCTTCTTCTCAGGCTCAAGAAAGGCGATGCGAACGGCTTGGGCTGCAATATTGAAACGCAGGCCGTGCTGAACTTCACCGACCCTCAGATGGTCATTCCGGGGCTGCCCGACGTCCAGAAGGTGGATGTGGTCTATGTCCTGAACACTATCGAGACGCAGATCGACCGCGTCGCCGTTGCCGCCCGAGACAATGGGACGCGTCTTTGGTCATATGACATAGAGGATCGGCGCGCGGCGCCAGTCTTGCCGCTGCCGCAGCCCACCTCGTCGCCCGACATCGGCGCAGTGGTCAGACTCCGCGGCGCGCGCAATGCCGGCAAGAAGATCAACGACGATAAGAACAGCGGGTAAGCACGATGCCCGTAAATGGAGGAATGCTGCGCATCGCGCGGCAACGAAAGGGATTCCAGCAGGGCGAGGCCGCAGACCGCCTCGGCGTCGCCCAAGCCACGCTTTCGCGTGCCGAGAACGGCATAATTGAACCTTCGGACGATCTGCTCGACCGTGCAGTATCCGTCTACGGGCTTCCGCGTTCGTTTTTTTTTCAACCGGACACCGTATACGGCGCGCCTGTCTCGGTTCACCCAATGTGGCGTAAGAAGACGAGTGTGCCTGCGAAAGAGATGGATCGCCTCGTCGCTGACCTGAACTTCCGAACCATGCATCTCCGCCGACTCTTGGAGGCTGCTGAGGTCGATTCTGGGCCCGGCGTCCCGCAACTCGATATCGATGACTATGGAGATCCCGAGGCGGTCGCGGGAGTGGTCCGAGCGCACTGGAAGGTTCCCCCAGGACCAATTGCAAATCTCACGGCGCTCGTCGAAGCAGCCGGAGTCATCGTCGTGCACTCGAATCTCGGGCAATCGTCAGTGAGCGGGGTGACCTTCTCAGTTCCCGGCCTTCCGCCATTGGTCATTCTGAATTCTGAGCAGCCCGCCGATCGCTTGCGCTTCACCCTCGCACATGAGCTGGGGCATCTTGTAATGCATAGGTTCCCAACGCCCCACATGGAGGACGAAGCCAACGCCTTCGCTGGCGCGCTGTTGATGCCCGCAAAGGACATCCGTCCGTACTTCGCGGGTCGCCGTGTCGACTTCGCTTTACTGGCGGCGCTTAAGCCCGAGTGGAAGGTGGCAATGCAGTCGCTGCTGATGCGCGCCCGAGCGCTTGGCGCCGTGACGCCGAACCAAGAGCGTTATCTTTGGCAGCAATTCAGCATGCGGAAGATGCGATTGCGCGAGCCTCCTGAGCTTGATTTCCCGGCAGAGCGACCCCAGGCGGTGAGCAAGCTATTCCAGCTCCATATCGAAACGCTCGGCTATTCGTTGGAGGACTTGGAGACCATGCTGCACATGTATGGCTCCGATCTGGTCGAGTTCCACGGCCTGCAACTTGGACCACGAAAGAAGGGCGGGCCCCACCTACGCCTCGTCTGAGGCTACAGACGACTATTCGGCTGGTGCTCGCCCTCCTGGAAGGCGGCGTCGGTGATGTGCTTCAGGAGCTCGGCGTAGTGCGCGAGAGTTCCGACGTGGCCCCAGTTGATCTCGTCGGGCGCGTAGCCGAAATGCTCTTCGGAAAGCGCGGCGAGCCGCGCCAACATGGCGTCGATCTCGGCCTTGCGGGTGATGAAGGCGTCGAGGGCGTTGTCGTTGGTGCACTCTGTTCTCATCGGCGGACTCCATCATTCATCCCGCCCAATGACGCTCCACGGCGCTCGTATAGCAACTTGGTTCTACGCTCTGCGGACCAACGCGAGAAGCAATTCGCGGGGCAGCGCACAACCACGAACACATCGCGAACATTGGCGTTGCCCGTGTCGCATCCGTGTCGCACGGAAGAATCAGGAATGGCCGTAAGTATTTGGAATCTTTCGTGTTCGTGTTGCGTTCGCTTGCAACACGGGCGCGGACAGCAAAATGGCGCTAAGCCTTTGACTTAGCGCCATAATTTTGGTTGCGGGGACAGGATTTGAACCTGTGACCTTCAGGCTTGAGGGCCAGACCAGGCA